CGGGCAAGGCACCGGCCACGCACTACATTTCGTCCGGCCCCATCAGCCATGACATGGCCGCGCTGCTGCCGTGCAAGAAGGTCACTAAGGACAAGGACGGCAAAGACCTCATCACCACCGCACCGGGTATGCCTGATGCCGTGCCTGCACTGGCGACCAAGGCCGGGATCAGCACCACGAAGACCAAGATCACGGCGCTGTATGCGGCGATTGATGTGAGCGACCAGCCGCCGTTCGAGGCGATGGCGCGGCTGGGGTTGCAGATCGTTCAGGTGCCGCTGCCATGACCGTCTACCACTGGCTCGCCGTCTTCGTGGCCGTCAACATCCTTGACGCCGTGTTGACGCTGTACGCGCTCAAGCTCGGCGCCAGCGAGGCGAACCCGCTGATGCGCCTGGCCATGCGTGTGATGCCTGCGCCTGTCGCGCTGATGGTCGTGAAGGGCGTCTACGTGGTCGCCGTCGCCGTGATGCTGCCCGAGGCTTCGCCCTCGTTGCCGTGGCTGACGGCGTTTTTTGCGGCGATCTGCGCGTGGAATGTTTTCCAGATTCTGAAGATGCGCCGAACCGATCTATGAAACCGTCCATCAGTGGTATGACTCACGAATGCGTAGAGGTTGACCCGATATTGCTTGGGGGTTTATGGACTCAGCAATGGAGCGTCAATCCTCTGGATCCGGCGGTTGTATCTGATAACTTGGCTAACTATGAGGCTGCACGAGTAGCCTCTCTATGGCAAGCAGCTCATGACAAAGAATACGAAGCGATCTCTGGGTCAGCTATCGGATTAATTATTATTGGTGTGCTTCAGGGGAAACCTAAATGTGCAGCTGTACAGAACTGGATCAAAGCGCTCTGGAGTGAATACTATGCTCGCAAGGCCTCCGGGTCTGATAATCTGGATTTCTCAATTGCGGGTGAATGCCCTCATAGCGTTCCCGAATTAATGTCAGAATTAAACATTTAAGGAATAGTAATGCCATTCAGCTCGTCTTCAGGTAAAGCGTACATAGAGAATCTTGTGCGCCATCTGCCTGATTCAGTCAAAGATAAGCCAGTGCTCGATGTAGGCGCTGGGTGTGGCACATATTCGATGCTGTTCAGGGGTCAATTAAAAGGTCCTTGGACAGCTGTAGAAATCTTTGAGCCGTACATTGAACAGTACGATCTCAAATCCAAGTATGATCATGTCAGTAACACCGATATAAGGGTAACGCCCTTTCTTCCCGGTTTTGGAATATGCTTTCTGGGAGATGTCTTAGAGCATATGGCGTTAGAAGATGCAAAGGCTGTAGTAGCCTGCGCTCGAAAGATTGCAGAATTTGTGATAGTTAGCATCCCAATCGGCTTTTACCCTCAGGGCGAGTACGCCGGTAATCCTCACGAAGTCCATGTAACCGATAATTGGACTGATGCGGAATTTAGGAATGTCTTCGGCGATCCAGAGGCCTCGATCATCGATCACGAAATTGGGGTTTATATGTACACGGGCACCGCAGCCAAGAAGTTGAAAATTGCAGTATACGCAATAGCGAAGAATGAATCTGCGTTTGTTGAAAGATTCATGAAATCAGTAGCGGATGCAGACTGCGTCGTTATTGCAGACACAGGGTCAACCGATAATACGGTAGAACTGGCAAAAACATTCACACCGCTCGTGTACAACATTAGTGTTCAGCCCTGGAGATTTGATCACGCTCGCAACGTCAGCCTTGCTCTCGTACCTGCTGATGCAGATATTTGTATTTGCCTTGATCTTGACGAGGTCATGGTAGATGGTTGGCGGGGTATGGTTGAAAGAGCATGGAAGGGAGCTACACGACTGCGGTATAAGTTTGATTGGAGCAATGGCGTGCTGTTCTATTCCGACAAGATCCATTCACGTGCAGGCTATAGTTGGATACATCCGTGCCATGAAGTCCTGAAATACAACGGCACCGAGCAGATGGCGACGATCCACGATCTACTGATAGTGCACAAACCTGACAATTCAAAATCACGTGGCAGCTATTTAGGTCTGTTAGAAATGGCCTATAAAGAGACTCCTGACGACCCAAGAACAATGTTGTACTATGGTCGTGAGTTATCCTTCTATGGAAACCATGGTGAAGCATTACAAGTACTGCGCAAGTATGTGGATCGTGATAATTACCTTCCTGAGAAAGCTTATGCCTGCTCATTGATTGGCAAGGCCTTCCTGGCCTGCGGTAATCACGTAGATGCTGAACTATACCTACTTCGAGGGGTGTACTACGATGGGAGTCAGCGGCGTGGGTTGTGCGATCTGGCAGAATTCTATCAGGCCCGCGAGAATTGGCCTCTATCGAAGCTATACGCCGAGAAAGCTCTGGCGATCAAAGAGCGTGCTATGGTCTATACAGAGGATCCACTTGCATGGACACATCGTGCGTACGATGCTCTTGCTATAGCATGTCACTACATGGGTAAAACCGACCGTGCAATCGTGTATGGTCAATTTGCCCTGGATCATAGCCCAGACGATGAACGTCTAAAGAAAAACATGGAGTTCTACTCCGCCGCTGCTTAATAGGAAAACTAAATGACGAATCTCAAATTCAAGACACCTGTGGGTCCTACAATTCCGGCTGTCGAAGCACCGCCTGTTATGGATCCTTTGGCTGAACCACTGCCGATACCGGTAACCGCCCCTGTCGCATTACCTGCCTTTGAGGGTATGCCAAAGGCTTTCTTTGTTCCATCAAACTGGGATCTTCGGAGCGTCGGTGAAACTATTCACGGGCGCAACAATATTACTGGCCATAGCTATGAAGGCACTATGGCAGGCCTCAATACGATGCTGGCCAAGGTGGCCTCTTAAAAGGAGCAATCATGGCTTTAGTTAACGCTGTTCGATCTGGAAAGACGGTTGCAGATCCCGCTGGAGTTTATGACAGTGCACGGCCATTGTGGGAGAAAAGTCGAGCAGTGATCGGCGGAGAAAGACTCGTGAAGGATTACGATGCGATCCTAGATGTCTACCTCTTTCGAAACTTGCTACTGCCTTTCAGCCCTTCAATGACCCAGCAGCAATACGACTTTTATAAGTCCGAAGCGGAGCTACCGGGAATTACCGCACAGTATGCACGTGTACTGATCGGTGGATTGCTACGAAAAGAACCTACTCTAGAGTTCAAAGTGGACGTGCCAGAAGAGGCATCCGACTGGATACTCAATTTATTCACGCAGGATAATTCCCCAATGATATCGTTTCTTGACGATAGTCTCTGGGAAGAGATTCAAACGTCTCGTTGTTGGGTACATGTAGACTATCCAAGTGTGGATAATGCTGGAGACTTGACGACAGAGGAACGCCAGGCAATCAAGCCGTACCCAATAATCTGGAGCGCTGAGTCAGTCATCAACTGGAGACTGGCACCGAAGGCAGACGGTACACAGGCATTCGATCGCATAATTGTTCGCAATTATGAGGAAGAATTTAAGGAATCAGAATTCCACCCTTCTTACATCGATACTGTTTGGGTGCATGAGCTTGTTGAGGGTAAATATCAAGTTCGTAAGTTCCAACAACAGAATGAAGTTTCGGTAGTTGTCGCTTCAAATGGCCAAATCATTCAAAAGTATGGTACTACCGTTTCTGATGGGACAGGTTCCTCTGCGGGGCAATTTGTGTTGGTGGAAACTATCACCAATATTATGATGAATGGTGAGCGACTGACTGAGATCCCTGCATGGCCACTAAATGGCAGTACGAAGATTGTTGATCCAATCCTTACACCAATCATTGATCGTGAAGTTGCACTATACAACAAGATCAGCCGTAGGAATCACTTGTTATATGGCGCTGCTACATATACGCCGTACATCATGACAAATATGTCAGATGACCAGTTCACTGATGTTGTCTCTGCGGGCCTTGGCTCATGGCTCAAGTTGGCAGTTGGCGATGAGATTGGTGTCCTGGATACACCAACTGCCGCTCTGCAAGATATGGATCGGAGTATCAAGGACACTCTAGAGGAGATTGCGAAATTAGGTGTGAGAATGCTTACACCCGAAACAGACCAGTCCGGTATTGCTTTGCAGATCAGAAATGCTGCACAGACATCCCAGCTAGGTACTTTGAATGCGAAGATCAGCAACACAATGTCTGCCATCATCGCATTCATGGTGAATTGGCGGTATGACCTTAAACTAAAAGCGTCAGATGTCGAATTTGAGCTATCTGCCGACTTCAGTCCAGTACCAATCGGTGCAGACTTTATACGACTCATGACAGAGTTCTATGAGAAGGGTCTTCTGCCACGTTCTGAGTGGCTTACTTCATTGAAGACGAATGATCTGGTTTCTCCTGGCTATGACGACGAGCAGGGACAGAAAGAAATCACCTCTGATGAATTGATATTCACTCCGAAAGACGGTATTGACTATCAAATGCAAGTGGCAGCGGCTGCAGCTGCACCAACTACTTAAGGAATATCATGGCTGGAAAAATCGGTGCTAAATACGGCAATCAAAACGCCAAGGGAAATGGCCTGGGCGGTAAGATCGGCCAAGCTACGACGGGTGTCTTGTTTGGAGGCCTTGCGGGAGCGGGGTTGCATTCAGGTATCAGGGCTGCAAGAGGAAAAACGGTCCATTCAAAATCGGCGGCTCTCGGTTCAGGACTTGGTAGTGCATCCTTTGCCGCCATGTCCGGGGCAGATCCACTCAGCGTTGGCATAAGCGGTGCTATTGGCGCGGGGATCGGTTACGGGGCTTCCAAGGCAGGTGGCGCAATCGGCAAAAAGATTGCATCCAGAAAGAAGAGGTAACATCATGGCAGCCAAGGGTCCAGGTTACGGCAATCAAAATGCCCGAGGTTCTCACCTAGGGACTGGTAGGTCGATCTACCATCCTACAATGACGAACGCACAATACGCAGCTGCGAAGAATAAGGTTACGTCATATCCACGCGGGGCTGTGGTAGGCGCGGTCATCGGAGCGGGAATCGGCACGGCATTCGGTGCTGCTGTTGGGGACTACTCGTATTTGCCGCGAAACATTGCAGCCGGAGCTGCCGGCGGTATGCTTGGGGTCGGTCTCAATCGTAGTACCCTCAAGAGACATGAAGCAAATGTACGCAATATGCGCGCGCAAGGCAAAGATCCTTTTGCCCACTTGAAAAAGCGATAGCTTATCGGGGTAAGAAGTGACAGTTCTTACTTCAATGAATTATTCAAACAGGAGCACTAATGACAAACGTTAATACAGTCATTTCGGATAGAAATATAGATCGTGCGGCGATGCTTAGATTATACGAAGATAAGACTGTTGGCAAGGTCATGTTGGTGATCGATGGTCACTCTATTCGTGTAGACAAGCTCATAAAGGCGTCCACATTGCAAGGAAAGTCATTCAATACTTTCCTGAGTGACCTGGACAAAGAAATAGTTAAGACTATGGGTGAAGCGTACACGACCTCTAGTAATGACATGATCAAGCTTTTTCAGGACCAGTCCTCTTTTACTACATCTACATTGCACAAGACGATTAGTGATGTTTGGCGGGTAGAAGCGCCACCTCGTCATGTTGCTGCAGAAGTAGTTCTGAATACGCCTATCTATCAGAACAAGACGCTTGCTGTAGGATGGGCAGGAATTGGGCAGAATGAGAAGATCCGTATTGAGGCCATCATTCGTCAGGGTATCGCAGAAGGACAGAGCACGAAAGCCATTGCAGATACTGTTCTGAAAGAGGGGTACAAGGTAACTAAAAACCAGGCTAACGGTTTGGTTGTTACTGCCTCTACACATGTCTATTCAGAGGCTGACCACCAAGTCTATAAGATGAATGAAAAGGCATTGCAAGGTTGGCAGTATGTTGCTGTGCTTGATTCTCGCACTACACCTTTGTGCTCTCATCTAGATGGGCAGATCTTTCCAATTAGCGATACTGAGCACTTGCCTCCACGCCATTGGTACTGCCGATCTACTACGTTACCTATAGTCAAGAGCTACGAAGATCTAGCGAAATTAGAGGGTGTAGCTCAGATTCGTAAACGCAATCTTGTCGGTCTTACCCCAAAGGAAGTTGCCTTCTATGATGGGCAGAGTCCTATGAGGGAGTCGTACAATGAATGGCTGAAACGCCAACCAACAGAGGTTCAACTAAGACATCTCGGTGACACTAAGAAACTCGAGCTGTTTCGGGGTGGACAGTTAACTGTTGACCAGTTTACGAAGCCTACTGGCGAGAGTGTAAGTCCTGGTGATCTGAATCGACTCACTGATAGTGGACTAGGTGTACCAGGTGATAGCCGCCGATTTGCTATTGCCAAAGAGAAACTAGATACGCTTAAGCTTGGCGCTGCCAGGCCGGAGGAAATCTATGAGAATCCTGAGATTCGAAAAGCGCTTGAGGAGTATTATCTGCTACAAGCTGGTGAATTGGATGGCACGCTTTCTATCACCAACTATCGTGGAACACTGATACATAACAAGAAGAATACAAAGAATCGCGTTCTTACGTCTCCGCCGACTGAGGAGCAATTGAAATTTAATCCGGTCAACGGTAGATACGAAGATGTGCGAATGTATCAGCCGAACCCTGCTGTGTTTACAAACACACAGCGCTTAGTCTCTGAGAGTGTGGACCTGAAACAGGCGGATAAGGATTTTATCATTGAGTTTAGCAATGGTCTCAAAGATAAGATGAGTATTAACGAGCGTGCAGTTGTCACTGAGAACCTGCGTATTACCATGGAGCGTTTCAGAAAAGATGCTCAGCCATGGGGAAACCTAAAGGCCGTATTGAACAACGAGATGAAATTCGATGTGATGAACGTCTCTAATTATATGGAGACGCAGATTCGCAAAGATGCAGACTTGCTCACAAAACTTAAGCAACTGAATTACTTAGATCCTGTGCTTGGGCCTACGCAACTAAGTACGCTGAGTGATGACTTCCTTAAAAACATCTTTGCTAAGAATACCTGGGAGGATAGAACAGCACCTCGGATTGGTAAAGAGTTACGAAATATACTGGACTTGAAGATACCGTATGGCATACGCAGCCGCTTGACTGATGGGGAGCTAGATAAGTTCTACCTCTCTTTTGCTAAACGATTAGGATTTGCCGATACACCTGACAGGGACCAGTTAGCAGTCCAACTAGGACGAGACTTATATAACAAGGCCAATCGACGTGGAAGCCGAAATGAATGGTTTAATCTTGGAGTAAAGATCCTTGATGATGCAAAAGGAAAAGGCTTTTACGAGCTAGAAACATACGGTGTTCAGAAGCGTCGAATGAAGAGTAAGATGGGTGGAAATTACTTCGGTCCATACTACGATACATTCGCGGTCAACGTTCGCGTCGTAGATCCACGTCTTTTGAATTATGCTAAACTCTCACGGAAAGTAGATCTGGGATACCGTATCGGTGTAACTGATGCGAATCCAAAGAATCGATTAGTCATTCGTGAAGGTTACAAGACTTATTTTGTCGATAATGGGGTGTTAGGGTATGTGGATACACGCATCCCGATTACCAGCAGTTCGAGCTTTGTGAACTTTCCGGCTACTGCCATTGATAAGAATATGGCAGATGCCCTGAACTGGGCAGCTAATTCTAAGTATAGGGTAGACCCTGATTTCTTCGACTTCTCACAGAAACTCTTGGCATTTCAGGATGATAAAGGGAAGGCTAAGTACTACAACGACTTAAATGTCTATCGTACTCACATTGTCGAACGGGGGGATAGCTATGAACGATTCAAGGCAATGCAGTGGTTCCGAAATAGTAATGCAGCATTTAGCAACCATCCTTTTCTGGATCATCGTGCTCGTATCTATGATTCCGGGTTGATAGGACCGCAGTCAGGCGAGACATTTAGACCCTACCTTAGCACTGAAAAATCTAAGATATTAGGTGTAGATGGTTTTCTTAATCTACAAGATCAGATTGGTGCATTTCTGGGAGGTGCCTCAGATAAGCTTGAGGGTAAGTACAACTCACTGTCTATCAAGGGGCGTCAGCAGATAGCGATACAACAACGCGAGAGTCTGATCAAACTCGGCGATATGATGCGCCGAGGAAAGCCTAATGATATTCGTGGGGTGCTTGAACATCCGCTTATGGCGGAAATCGATGGCGAAGAGCAAGGGAAGCTTATGCGGCTCGCTTTAGAGATGTCCAAGATAAATGAACACCTCGACAGCAATTTCGCTAACTTGAAAAAGATGGAGACATACGCTACGGCACTAGCTCTGGAACAGGATGCTTCGTCTTCAGGTGCGCAGATCATTGCATTAACTACGAAAAATAAGCAGCTTGCAGAGTTGTCGAATGTAGTCCCGACCAATCAGAAGCAACGTCTATACGACGAGATTGCGGCGAGTACATTTAATGACCCCCGTTTCATTGAGCTGAATAAGAAGCTTAACTTGACTGAAAAAGATCTGCGTAAAGGTGCGAAGCAGCAGAACATGGTAACACTGTATGGTGCAGGAGCACGTACAGGGATACTTGCTGTGGAATCTAAGGTAGGGAAGATACTAGACAAAAGTATTCCTAAACCACTTGCTATAATCGTAAAGGGAAATGCTGAGCGTATCTCTTCTGCAGGAATGGATAAGAGCGCCAACAAATTCTATGACGAGTTGAAAAAGACACTCGAAGCGAAGGGGTATCGTGTTGAGTTCGATGATGGGCTGCCTAACACTGTTCCGAATCAGAAGGCGGCATTGTGGGTTGGACATTCTCGAGGGATCGACAGACTGAAATTTGCGGAAGGACCTGAGACGATCGCACTTGAGACAGCCGATAATCTTGAAGAACTCAAGAAGCAACATCCCATGGCGGTGGCATATGACCTGAATACAAAGGATCCAAATCACTATAAGCTGTCTGCAAACGATCTAGCACGTATTGATGATAATCAACCGCCTACAGGTAGTATACTTGTAGTGAAAGCTTCTGATAGAGATCAAGTTCTCGGAGAAATAAGTGCGAGGATGGCTCGCTATGAAAAGATTGACCCTGACATGTATTTGGAGCTTAAGGCGCTGCGTCAGGACGTCAAAGACACATTTAATAAAGGATTAGCGCCAGGTGATGCGATGATGGAAGACTTACAATTTCTTGATCCGAAATCGCGTGAGCTTGTCGAGAAGCTTGGTAGGAGTTATGACCAAATTGTAACACCCTCTGACTTCCAACAAATAGCAATGATCATGAGCGAGAAACTCGCTGAGCAAGTCCCTATCTTGAAGACATACACCAAGACTATGGGACGTCTCGCTCAAGAATTTATGTTGAATGCAAAGCCCTCCGATAGCGATATCGATACGGGTATGTTGCTTAAGACATTGTTATTTGGTGCTAAAAAGAAAGGAACGAAACTCCCTAGTTGGCTAAACAGGATCATGGGAATTAAGGATGAAGCGATACGTGAGAAGTTCTTGCGTAGAATTCCAGGATACGTGCCAGGTAGTTTAACAGACCAAATGTTGACAGGCGTTGTAGCGCCTACCCGTCGTAGAACTGGTTTCAAAATCGGAAAATACTCTTTGTTCTCAGAGGATATAACAAAAGGTATAGAGATCGGAATTGCCAACAAGCTGGAGAAGAAATGGACTAATGTACCGTGGGTCAACTTTGATAAAGTCACATTAGAGCAAAATTATACTCAAACATTTGAGCAGAAGCTAATGTACAAAGACAAGGATGGCAAATGGATCACCAACATCCTGCAAGTAGACCAGAAGACTGACCCTACCTGGTGGGAAGAATTCAGGAACAAGCAGGGTAAAATAAATGACATCGCAGACGACGTTCGAGTTCGTACTGCATACGGGGTGTCCGGAAACCATAGTAATGATGCGACAATTGTAAAGAATTATCATCTGTGGGGACGAAAGGCAAACGTTGCAACCAGTACCATTCATGATGCTTTCTTTGCAAATGCAGCTGATATGACTAAGGGAAGAGAGGCCTTACGAGAGATAATGGCCAAGACGTTAGACAGTGATTCACTTCTATGGACACTGAACGAAATGAGGGCGAGAGGCCTTCCAAAAGAGATATATGACAAATACCTGAAAGAAATGATAGATCAGGGTCTTATCCCCGTTGCAGGCAAGTCTGTAGTTGGTGGAAAGCTGATGCGTAAGGAAGACATCCTAACGAAAGAAATGATGCTTGTACCCGTGAAGAAAGACTTTACGGATAACAGGTATTTTTATGGAGTTGGTTGAGAAAGTGAAGTGAGCTGTCGGTTTACCGACAAAATCCTGGGTTGTACCCAAAATGTATAGCGAGATTGTATCTTGCAGAAGGAAACGAAAATGGCTGAAAACGTAGATGACCTGAATACTCCCGCTCCAATCAATGAGGGTGATGCGATTGAAACACCTCCTATCGTGATTCCCAGTGGGGATCCGAAGGATGCAGACATGGTCGCGAAACTCGTACGTGATCGTCTCGATAGCGAACTGAAACCTATCAAGGGCAAACTCGATAATGCGTTTAAAGCGCGTGACGAGGCTTTGGCCAAGGTTGCAGAGTTCGAGAAGAGGGAGCGAGAAGCAAATTTGAAGCAACTGGAAGCTGAAGGCAAGCATCGTGAAGCGTTTGAACTGCGTCTTGCAGAAGAACGTGCTCTCAATGCCACACTCCGAGCCGAAGTTACCAAGCTCAGCCGTGATGTCAGTGTGAAAGATGCGCTTAAGAGCTATTCTTTCCGAAATGACAATGCAGCTGATATGGCATTCAAAGAGATCGTAGGTAACCTCGTGCAGAATGACCAAGGGCAATGGGTTCATCGCTCTGGTATCACCGTACGCGATTATTGCGAGGCCTTCTCCAAGGATGAAAATCAGTCATTCCTGTTCAAAGCAAAAGCAAATACCGGTACTGGCTCCTCAAGTGTCTCCAGCACAAGTGGTGTCCCCGGTAGCAATGGTAAGAAATCCCTGTTCGATATGTCCCAGGCAGAGGTCCTGAAAATGGCTGCTGAAGGCAAAATCGGACGTAAAACCGATACCCTAATCTAGGAATTTTGAAATGACTCAAATTGTTAGCAACGTCAACGGCGCAAACACCTATGCGCTGCAGAACGCGCTCTCGGCTTACTCCGATGAAGCCTACACCAACGCCAAGAAGCTCTCCGGCACCGGCATCGTCGGTTCGAATCCGAATATCGACACGTCGACGGAAACCTTCATTGGTCAGGTTCGCTGGTACAAGCCTCTGAATCCCACCATCAACGTCGCCTCGTTGACCAACGCCGCCAATGGTGTGGGTACCACCTACGCGTCTGACTACGCTTCGTACGTCAAGACCGTTCGTACGCATGGCGCGATGCAAGTCAACATGCAGCAGGTCGTGACCCAGCAAGATGGTCTGGCCAAGATCAGCCGTGACTTCGGTGAAACCCGTGCTCAAGACGAGCACAATTCGATTCTGTCTGTGCTCAAGGGTGTGGCCATTTCCGAACTGCTCCTGGGTGCCGGCGACGCCAGCGGTGCAAACGGCCTCGGTGGTCAGACCTTCGACAATGACCCGACGGACAAGAAGTACGGCTTCTACGTCGATCTCGGTGCCAACAAGCTGGTTGTGGCTGCCTCGGCCACTCAGCAAGGCGCCCAGCGTGCCGAAGGCTTCCTGAACGCCATGGGTATGGCCTGGAAAGACTATGAGCCGGAATATGCCTACCTGGTGGTTTCGCCTGAAGTCCTGGCATCGTTGCGTTCGGCAAACCTGGTTGATGAGACCAAAGTGGCTGAAGCTAACGTTATGTTCGACACCATCTTCGGTGGCAAGTTCCGTCTGATCCAGACGCGCGCCAACCAGAGTCTGTCCACCGGCGAACTGGCCCTGCTGAATTCGGCAGCTGGTCTGAATGTGGCTGGCGCGAAGACCTCGTTCATCGTTTTGCCTGGTGCCATTGCCATGGCCGCCCTGTCCGTGCCTGCTCCGGTGGAAATCTACCGTGATGCACGCGCATACAACGGTGGTGGCTCGACGGACATCTGGTATCGCTGGGGCAACGTGTATCACCCCGGTGGTTATGACTGGGCTGGTGCAACGACCGCCTTCCCGTCCGATGCCAACTACATGAGCGTGATTGATCCAGCGGCTTCTGGCGCCGGCGCTGCAATTGCTGCCGGAACTCCGCAACCGCTGAGCGCTTATCTCAACGCTGCCGGCGCTGCAGCTCTCCAAGTCGGTGTCAGGGGTACCTGGGCTCGCAAGACCAACTCTGCGCTCAGCCTGGGTATTCTGCCGATCTTTCACGCCTAAACAGGAGGTGCACTTATGGCACTAGTAAAAGGTACAAACTCTTACGTCACTGTAGCTGAAGCTGATGCCTACTTTGAAACGAGGATTGATTCTGACATCTGGTTCGATGCCTCAAACAGTGAAAAGATTCAAGCCCTTGTGACAGGTACTGCTGTCCTTGATCAGATGTCCTGGGCAGGAGTTGCCGTAAGTGCAGAGCAGTCATTGGCATTTCCACGGAACGGTTCATACTTCGACCCAAGAGCTGGACAAGTAGTCGTACTGGATGGAGTCCCCAGTCGTGTGGTGCAGGCCTGTTATGAGCAGGCATTGCATATTCTCGCGAATGAGGGACTTTATAGCAGTACGGGATCTGTTACAAGTTTGCAAGTGGGCGCGATAAAGCTTGACACTGTCATAGCCCCGGAAAATATTGCTCCGGTCTCGAACCGCCTTGTCAAACCACTGTTGGTAAACGGTGGCGCGAACATGTGGTATAGAGCAAATTAAAGGAGAATCTATGGGCTACAGAGAACTCGCGCAATCGAAGGCCCGAATGGCATTCAAACTGATTGGTAATCTGGCGAGGCAAGTCACGTTAATACAATCAGATTCCTCAACTTTCGATTTCAGCTCTGAAACGACTGTAACCAGTGCGGCTAAAACTAGCTCAGTGAAGGCTGTGTTTACGGACAAGGGGCGAGAAAAGGGTGGAGGAAATACCATACGCGGCGAGCTGCTCATGCTATCAGAGGATTTCGACGACTTGACTGTGTACGATAAAGTGATCATAGAAGGTGTGACTTGGAATATAGTCCCGCCCTATGTAGATGACGAGTATACAGTTGTCGTTAACGTCTCGCGAGAACAAGGAGGTAGCTAGCTATGGGGAAACACACTGATGCCACCACACTTGCAATGTCAGCTTTCGCTTCCGTCGGATGGACCGGCGAGAAGATCGCAACGATGCCTTCTAATTTTACTGGAAGCGTAAAAGGAAATGAGTACATTCGTGTGCATTTGCTAATGACAAACTCACTCATGACGTTCAACAAGTCAGAACCAATGGCTGGGCAGATGGTGATCGATATCTTCACTCCGTCCGGAGCAGGGCCTAAAAGAGCCGCTCAAATTGCCGACACGCTGGATAAATATCTAGTCGGAAAAACATTTCAATCTAGTACGGGCATGAACAACATGCAATTCGGGGCTAGTATTCTCAACGATGGTGCAACGGACAAAGCTAACCAGATGCTGTTCCGAAACATCTACACTGTTCCCGTTTCATACTTTTAGGAAACTTAAAATGGCACATATTGCTTCTATCGGCGCCGGCATGTTCTCCAACCTGGCTGTCCACTTCGGCGCTACGGCGACTACCGAAGTAACGCTCCCTGCAGCTCCGGACACCTACGCCGCTTGGTCGGGTAAGTTCGAGACTGCTGGTACGGTTGTGGGCGCAGCGGCCTACACGCTTATCAAGAACGTACGGGAATTCCCCGCAATGGGCACTCCGCCCAACATCGTGAACGTGCCCACCTACGGCCAAGCTACCTCGCAGCAGGTTCAAGGCCAGGCGGATGCACCTTCCATGGAACTGACCATTAACCTGGTGCCGTCTGACTGGGCCAAAGGCGGTCTGATGGGCGATGCAGTTGGCGATGGTGTTACCCATGCCTTCCGCTTTACTCTTCTGAACCAAGATCCAGGTGTCAACACGGGTTCCACGGGCGCAACTGCCTACGGTGCTACGATCAAGAACAGTCAGTACTTCTGGCTGGGCAAGATCGAAGCCATGCAGGTCACGCCCCAGTTGACCGATGCAAACCAGGCCACCCTCACTCTGTCCATTCAGTCTGAGTTCTACGGCTCATTTACCACGACCTAATTGGTCGAATAGGTGTGGCCTTTACTAAGTCACTTAAATGTACGGTAATAATGTACGGCCTTAACCCATAAGGATTACAATGAGACCATTTAGCCGCGAATATGTATTGGCTACGACTGTCGCTCACATGCACAAGTGTGTAGAGAACAGTATTCGAAAAACATTTGATCGGGTACCCGATTTTATAGAAGATGAGGTCAAATCGAAAGAGGTGTTTATCACCTTGGCGAATCTTCACGCAATGAAGAAACGTGTAAATGATCTCTCAAAGGATGATGCTCAAAGCATTACTCCGCCATTGCCACCTATCTGAGCCCCTGAAACGAGATCATAGAAATGTCTACATTTACTAGACCGTTTACTCGGGAGTATGCCCTGTCGGCGACGTTCGCACATATGCGTAAGGACGTTGATGTAACAATCCGAATGGCAAGTTCCCGTATCGGTGAATACAGTGGTGACGAAAAAGTCTCACGAGAGATATTTGTCACTTTGACTGAACTTCATAAAATCCGCAAAGACCTAGACCGTATGCAAAAAGAATTGTTGCAAAATGTCTAAATTCGTATTTCAATCACCTGTTCCAACCCAATCTGTACCAAAGGAAAAATCCATGTCTCTCGCTCGTTTCAAAGGTGCCAAGCAGCCTCGCAAAATCAAATTCGTCGGTCAAGATCTTGAGATCGTGAAACTGACAGTTGCAGAAGCAATTGAAATACAAACCTGTGTCTCCGATGCAGAAGGTTCGGAAGATCCTGAATCGAACCTCAAGATCTTGCTTCGTGTGATTCAATTCGGTGCGCCCGACTTGAAGGAAATGACGCTGGAAGATTTGAAAGAATTCCCTATGCAAGAGCTGACCCAGCTCTCTGGGGAGATCATGAAGTATTCCGGAATGGCTGTAGATAAATAAACATGTCACTAAGCCGAGAAGAGATAGGTGTTATGGAGTTAGCCTTGATGCTCCATATGCCCGTCTATAAGCTTTTAGGGGAAATGCCCTACGATGAATTTACAGCCTGGTTTGAATACATGAATATTCGACCCCCAGGTTGGAAAGAAGATCGTAGGGCTTTTTTATTGCTATCTGTTCATAACCCAAAGCTAAAGCCAGAAGACTTATTTCCAACACTAGCGCATATAAAAGAAGTCGGCGAAAATGAAAAGGACGTTAGTGTGAAGGGACTACGCGGTTCTAAGATGGAACAATTCTTGTTAAGAGCTGTTGGGGGCCAAAGACTAGAGAGATGATATGGATGCAATTATCAAAAAGGCTATAGCAAAGGAAGTACTTGCAAGATCTAATCTGATGTTGCAAGAACTAAAAAACGCTACTCCTGTAGATACAGGAAACGCGAGAGATAGCTGGGCTATTTCTCAAGACCAAAATGGAATTGTTAGGATTGCCAATAGCACCGACTATATCGATGACCTGAACCGGGGCACATCCAAACAGGCGCCTTCTTTTTTCATAGAAAAAGTTGCAATCAAATACGGCAAGCCTGTAGGAGTTATTGTAAAAGAAAAGGAGTGATATCATGGCAATCGAACTAGAAGTCAGGGCAAATCCCGCGAAGGCAAAGGCGGATATTGATGAAATCAAGAAGAGTCTAGCCCGGTTGCAGAACACTCGTGTCGACGTGAGCTTCCAGAATAATCGGAAGTTCGCGCCTGAAATAGACACAAAGGTTCTGAACGCACAACTCAGATCTCTAAGTCGTGATCCGAAACTGACTAAGTCTCTTATAGATACAAAGAATACAGAAGAGTCTTTGTCTCGTCTTGTTGGTAAAAGTAAGTATGCATCAGCGCAGGTAACTCAAAGTACACAGCAGATGTCCTCGGGCTTTGAGGTGTTCTCAAGCTCACTAAAGAATGCGGCCGCCTCGTTAGCTGCATTTGCCGCAACCTATACTGGCGCTTCCTCGTTTGCGCGATTGTCAGATGACCTGGTAAAGGTTAGTGGTGCGCTACGGGGCATTGGTCTCGATGCCGCACAGGTACAAAATGCATTTTCATCGATTGGAAATATTGCGCTGGCTGCACGCGCTCCAATTGAGTCTGTTACTGATCTGTATTTGAAGGTCAGCCAAGCAAGTAAATCTTTCGGAATATCCCAAAAGGATGCTGTCCGATCTGTCGAATTAATTTCAAAGACCATGAGTGCGTCTTTGATGCCTATCCAAGCAACTCAAGCAGCGTTGTATCAATTTACACAAGCATTGCGATCTGGTGTTTTCCAAGGGGAAGAACTCAGAGCTGTGTTGGAGGGAATGCCTGACTTGGCAGAAGCAATTGCCAAAGGTATGGGTATACCAATTGAAGAGTTGCGGAAGCGGGCACAAAGTGGTTCATTGGAGACGAAAAAGGTAATTGCCGGTCTTATCAAGAGTGCAGATATAATTGAGGCTAGGTACAAGTTAGTTGGAATTACGTTTGAAGGTGCATTCTCTAACTTGAATACATCGCTGACTCTGCTAGGAAAAGGCCTCATCCAAGCAATGGGTGGCGGTGAAAACTCCATAGCGAAGTTCATAAATAATATTGCACTGGCAATTGGCAAGTTCGGACAGAAATTGCCTAGTTATGTTTTGGATATCCAGATTGAGATGGCGATATTTGCTGACTCTATCTCAAGCCCGTTTGAATATGCATACGAGCAACTGAAACGGATCTTTGGGAAGATTGTTGGTCTTGTGAGAGACATATCTCTTGACAAGATATCGAGTGATATGGCAAGTGGGCTTAAGTCAGCAATTAGTTATGCGAATACATTGAAGGACACGATATTTCGTATATATGACAAAATAGCTGATGGCAGAAGGGCTACACCAAAACTTAATGCACCGAGGGTAGGTCAGAAATCTGACGACGAAGGTCTTGATGCGACATCGATAGCGCATGAAGTTCGTCCGCTCGCCACTCTGGAAATGAGTCTAGTTAGTATTCTTCCGACAATTGCCGCGGGAGTTGGTACACTCATTCTGTCTAAATTTTCAGCTGTTCCAACGGCAGTTATCACAGCGCTCAAAGTGGGTTTGATTACATCTCTGCCGAAGACGCTAGGAGAGCTCTACTTCAGATTCGCTAATAAGGACTCTTCAGAATTCTCAGTCAGAGCACATCGTGGAGATGAGGGTCTGGCCGCTGGGAAGGTGGCTACTGGACTGCTTGCTGCCAAATTTGCAGATATACCCGGCTTATTCCAATTGGGAATAGTCAAACTAATAAAGACGCTCTCTAGCACTGACATGTTCGGTGGTTTTATAAAAGAGAATGGTATCAATGGAAAGGAAATAAGCAAATCGATTAGTGGCTTTGCAAGACGCACTGGAATTATGTATGCCGCAATTAGTGGGCTATCGTATCTTGGTGCAAAGGTCATTCCGAAGAAGGGCCCAAGTTTGGGAGAAGTGTCAGGAGAAGCTGGTACTTTCCTGACCGGTGGGAAGCTATTTAAACAGTCTGCTGGGAAGCAACTCGACACTGTCTGGGAAACGATTAAGGCAGGTGCCGAGGAAGTAGTGAAGTATGTAAAGGCTGGCTGGGAATGGCTGATGTCAAAAATCATTCCGCCAGTAGTTGCATTCGGCGATTACTTGAAGAAGACACTTGATACCCTTGCTGAGAGCAGTAAAGTAGTTGCAGCTGTTTGGAATGTGGTAAAGACGCTTCTGGGCATTGGTCCATACAAAGGGACGGGTCCAAACAAGAATGATAAAGATCGGCCATTCCTGCATGATACTCTGAATCTCTTTCCACAAGAAGGGTTATTTAAGACTTTGGTCCTTAGTGCAACAGCTGTAGGTGGTGCAATAGCCTTTGCGTTTATGAAAGGTATTATACCAGGTGCTATTGCAATTCCGCTCGGAATTGCGGCTGCAGGAGTCTTTGGAACACTGATCAATAACTCTGTTGAAAGCGCTACGATACAAAAGGTTACGGGAGAAGCAGCTGGTGGCGTTCTGTCAGTACTTACTAGTATCCTGGACTACATAACAAGCGGAAAGCTGTTCAATCCTCAGTCATTTACTGAATTCGGGCAAGGAGCGAAATCATTGCTCTTGGCAGCAGCGGGCATATCTCTCTTGTTCCAAGGGGGAAGAGACAAGGCAAAGTCAATAGGTGTAGGTGCATTGACGTCGGGTAATCGTCTGGGGAACCTTGCTTTCAACCAGGCCACGGTGGGACGACTAGAAGAATCAGCTAGGACGCGGAAAGAGGCCTTCGATACTTTTACTAAGACGCAGAAACGGCTTGACGATAACGCAGCTGCTTCGCTGAAGGAACTTGCTAGACCTGCCAATGCTGGAAGCATGACTGCTGCAAGGGCACTCATCGCGAACAGGTTTGTAGCTAGCCCGATGGCTCAGCAAGCTGCAGATGATAGAGATATTGCTAAGCGAAATGAAACCATGCAGCAGCGTGGTATGCGTGAAGCTGAACGTCGTGCGCTTGTAGCAACTAATAGAGCTACAGCCGTTAGAGGTGCACTTGATGAAGGTCGAGAAAATTTTAGGAATTCATTGATAGGCGGTGGCGCAGTAGTTGGTGGTCTAATTGGGACTGCTATTGGGTTCAAGCTCGGCGAAGACATGACCAAAGGATTCTTTGCTGATTTAGATCCGTGGGAGAAGGTCGGGATACAATTGGCATCTGCTTTCGGAGGACAGCTTCTCGGTAGCGGGATTGGCGCAGCGCTAGGGGCTCTGATAGGTGTCGCGTTGAGTGCATCAGTGCTACCCTTCTTAGTAGCTATCGGCGCTACGATTGCAGGCTACAAAGTTATGATGGACGAGCCGTTAGGCCAGAAGCTTTTTGAAAACATCAAGACCCTATTCTTTGATAAGTTACCAGAATTATTCAACGATGTTAAACGTGGAATAAATGCAGCGGCTGGTTTTGAGATCTTCAATGTAAAAACTCCGGCAGAACTAGCAGCAGAATCCGCTAAGTCGCGGTCTGTGTCCCAACAACGTCAGAGTTACCGAGCAGTAGAGGGCAGTCCACTTCTTGACTTTATAGGCAGGTTGACGGGGACAGGAGCTGATCGAGACCCACGTCTGAATAAACAGAGAGAGGAATTGGCTCTCAAAGAGGATCAGCTGCTTAGTATAATAGAGGATAGGAACGCACTCCAGGCCACGCTTAGCAAGGAGCAAGCGTTGATGCGACAGCGACAGGCAGGTGTTAAGCCGTTTATTCCAACGACAGAGAATGGACAACTTAGGGATATACGGTACTTTCAAACAGCAGCGTCAGAGACAAATGATCCTCAAAGTAAAGCACTCATCACCCAAATTGTAGCACTAAAGCAGCAAGGGATGGCGATGGACGGTTATCTGAAAGGTCTTGAAAAGACGATTCCGACGACATCGCTCACACCAGCTGCGGCTGACTCTGTAGTCCTCAAGAAGACACCTATCCTAGAAATCCCGCCAATTACTCCAGATGATCTTGGAATTGTCCCTGGTAAGAGTTTCTTTCCGTCTCCTCCAAAGATGAATGCGCCGGTAGTAACCCCGGACAGTATGCAGTACACTGGAACACAGCTATTAGAAATCGCTTTAGCACAGCAAAAAGAGTTGCTCGCACAATTCCCTGGTCTCAAGGTGTCAAATAAGATTCCGAAGGGGCACGCTGGGCAATTTGATTCTGATAGCAATACCATATATATTCCTGAATTGTCAGATTCAAGAACACTAATGGCAGACTATCTGGTCATGCTTCATGAGTTTGGACATGCGACGAAGTTAGCGCAGATGGGGTGGTCTGGGCTAAATACACAAGAACAAAATAGAACAAATCTGCATAATAGTGGTTTTACTTACGATGATGCATCAGGTGATCGGTTGTATCAGGAAGCTTTTGCTAATAAGTTCGCATCTGATAAAGATAAATTCAAGACGCAGAGAAACGCTGACTATCTTAAGTCGATGATGCGTACGGATGTATTAAAAGCGCCTAAGATGCCGCTATTGCCAACTGCTAAAGCCTACGCCAATGTGAAGGCCGCAATAGATGTAGCTGGTGGCGTTGTTGACTCGCTCAACAATTTAAAACTGCCCGCACTATCTACTCTATACACGCCTGAGCTGACTGTGCCATTGGAAAAGATAATAGGTGGATCTGTAAACAATGTACTAGCCGGTAATACATTCGGCAACTCAACTGTACTAGCAAGCAACACATCTGGTAAGCCATTGCCGCCGGTCACTGTGAAGTCCTCGAAGGTTCCGCAAGCGGAGATAATCACGGAGCTCCCTCCATCAGTTGAATATGATCCGAATCTTATGGTCGGAGATAAACCTAAGGATGCACCAGAGCCCAAGTCTATTACAGAGCCGATTGTGACAGCCACAGAAGAAGTCAAGAAGGGTATTGAAACGCAAACGGACGTGCAGGTTGCTATACAAAAAGAGATATTCAAAATAGGCGGCAATATCCAGTCATTCGCAAAGGTCGGTGGAAATATTCTTAATGCAGAGGCTGCTAGGATTCCAGAAAAGGATAGGCTGAATGTTTTCAAGGAAGCTATTGGTTTTCTTGAATCGGGTGGACGATATGATGTTCGTTATGATGGCGGCCGTGGGTCGACATTTGATACTAGCAAGGGCCATCCAGGTATACATGCGAAGATCCTCGATTCTCGTGGTCAAGATACCGGAAAGACATCTAGTGCTGCCGGAAAGTACATGATATTGGAGAGTACTTGGCTAACAGACATTCCGAGAATGATAAAGGATGGGCTAAAGGCGGATGTTAAAGATTTCTCGCCAGCAGCACAAGAGCAATGGATGGGCTGGAAGCTCAACAAATTAGGAGCGACTGGACATATCCTTAAAGGTGATTTCGGAGCAGGAGCTGCTGCAACAGGGAGTACCTGGTCTGCGATGCCAGGTTCCAGAAATCCGGATAGCGTGAAGGGTATAGAATCCTATGCTAGATTTGCTGCGACAGTTGCAGGCAAGGCTGGAAACAGCAAAGACTTGTTGCCCACTACTGTGCAGGGATATAAGTACGCTAAGGAGAAGACGTTCGTAGAGGACTTCGACCTCGCATCCACAATAAAAGCAGCAATAGTAGGAGAGTTGGAGTGGTCTACAATTGGTGCAGAAATTAAACGGCGCGGATTAGATTTCGTCAAAGATGTAATGCCTGCATTTGCGTCAGCCTTTGGTATTGCACTGCCCAATGCTGCTGGTTTTACTCAGAAGGCACGTGAACCAAAGATTCCATCATTCAGTGATATAGCTAAAGGTCTAGATCTCGAGGGTCTGAAAGATAAGCTTAATGGCGCATTGGCGGACTTTGGAATTACGGTCGATCTTGGTGTTCTGAAGAAATTAGCGGGAGATCAGCTCCAAGCACTTCTTAATAAAGTCGATGCTCTTCTAACGGGCGCTAAGAATAATCCGCTATCTCCTACGGTCGGTGGTACTATCAATAAGGCTATACAAGAAGATCTTGTAGATGCAGTCAAGAGTGCCTATGCACCGACGGTTCCAAAAGCCTTTCTCTCCGATAAGATGAAGTTTGCCAAGACAGATGAAGACCAGCTAGCACTCATCAACGAGGCATTAAAGGGGATTGGTCAACTCGACGACAAGTCTTTCAAGGCATTGGGAGATGGATTAGGCGACTTGGTGCATAATATTGACATGTTCGAGAGGAGCTCCGAACTTTCTGATAAAGTTAAGACATCAGATAATATCAGACGCACCGAGAAAGCCAAAGACCGTATAAAAGCCCAGCTTACGCCTTTCCGAGATGGTGCTCCAACAAAAGCATATACTTCCGCTGCAACTAATGCGGGGTATGGGATGGCTGAAGGTGTGTATAATGACTTCACGAAAGGCATATCAGCGTTCTTGAAAGGCCAAGTGAAAGGCAAGGATGCTATGAAGTCAATTGTACATAATTTCACGAGTAGCATTATTGACACTGTAGTCGGTGGTTTCACCAGAAATTTATTTGGCCCGGATTCAGTTATATATGCTGCGATTAGTAAGCTTGGGAGAGGTTTATTCGATACAGGTGAATCAGGCGGATCTTTCTTTGATGACTTGCTGAAACCAAAGGTTGCTACCGATCCTAGTACAACCGCCACTGTCACTGCGATAAAGGATACTTCTGGTACTCAAGTATTTTGGCTCACGAATATATATAATGCACTCATGGGCATTAAAGGGCCAAGCATCTCCGATATATCACCATCCTCATATGGTGCGGGAGTGTCTTCAATGCCTATATCACCTGCATTTGGTGGTAGTGTATTCGGAGCACCGGCGCCGAATGCGTGGGGATTCGAGCCTCCTAAACTGCGATACTTTGGTGAGACAGGTAATGAATTCACTAAAGAGGTATCTAAGTCAAATGCTCTCACTGGTAAGGACTTTGTAGAAACAATCCGGTCTGCATCAGCGGTAGCAGGTTCCGCTGGCAAGGGTGGTAATCCTTTCAGTGTGATATCCGGAGGACTGAATTTCTTTAGTTCGTTGTTCAAACTCGGAGCAATGTTAAAGGACGGTGGTCCAATATCAGGACCTGGTACTGGTACTTCTGACTCCATCATGGCAATGCTTTCAAATGGAGAGTATGTAGTTAATGCTAAGAGTGCCTCTAAATTTAGGCCATTACTACAGGCTATTAACAGTGACGATATTCCTAAATTCGCCTTGGGCGGCATTGTAGGAAGTAATTACACTGGTGTATCTGCTACTCCAAATCTGGCTGCAAATGGAGCTGGTGCAAGCATGACTACAGTGAATCTGACCATCACAGGTGATATTAGTCGACAGACTAGGAAGGAAGTTTACGGGATGCTGCCAACTATTGCAGCCGGTGTAAATAATCATAATCGAGAGAAAGGCTACAGGTAAGTAGCATAAGGAGAATTTATGTATGGTATCTATGACAACGTAAGTGGAAAAGTCATTGCCAAATTTGCAGCACCTATGACTGTAAGAAGCAATCGCCCAATTAGCGTTTCAGATACCCTTTCTCTTAAACGTTTCTCAAGTAGTTCACAAGCTCAACGCTGGGAGATAGAGACGGCTCTAGTCCCAGCTAGTAGCAATGCGCAAGAACTATTTGTAGATATCGTGAGCAAGGGTCATACTGTAGCGACTAAAGTTTTAATGCCACAAAATTATGGCAGTCGTTTAGCAAGAACGGCAACAGGAGGAGCAATTGCCTCAGGCGCGGCAGGTGCATCGACAATCACGTATTCGGTATCAGGAAAGATCCCGAAAGGTTCTTTCGTAAATTTCGGTACAGATACTAAAGTGTATATGTTGGCAGGTGATGCCACAACTAATGGAACAGTAGGTATTCATCCTGAACTACGTACTACTTTGGTCAATGCTACAATGCATTATGCCGAGGATGTTATAGGCTCATTCTATTACGATACAGACGTGGCGAGAGGGATGATATATTCAGACGGTATCCTTATGGACATGGGTACTCTTAAGTTAGTGGAGGCACTATGATTGTATTCAGTGCACAGATGCAGGATTTCCTATCGAGACCTAATGTATCGGGTTTTTATCTGATTCAGATAAATGATACATACATGACGACGTACTTTAACGATGTTACTGTCGATGGCCATGTCTATCTGAAGAATAGTCCGATTTTATCAGTTGCTCCTCCACAACAGAGTTCTTCTGTTGATAGTCAGAAATATGTAATTGGTTTCGCTGATCCATCATATAGTTTAGGCTTTATGTCTGAAGCGAATATTGTGGGAGCGCCTGCCTGTGTTCGTGTTTGTATTATCAATCCTGACACAGGAGCGCCTCTACTTAATGACCTGATTACTATTTATAAAGGAACCGTATCTGATACGGCATACAAAGTAGAGACCGGCGAATTAGGATCTACTATATATCAGATCACATGCTCAAGCCCAATGGGTAATCTCGACATGACCAAGAATTTTCTTGGAAATAAATCATTCATCAGAGAACGTATTGACTCTACTGATTCCGCTTTCGATCAAATATATGAAGGCGGCAGTAAGGTTCGTGTTCGTTGGGGGAAACTATAATGTTCTTTGCAGCTTTAGGATTTGCACTAGGCGCAGGTGCTGGTTTGACAGGTGCGGCAGCCGTAGCAGCAGCGACAGCGGCAGGTATGCTTGCAACTAATCTAGCCCTGACTGTCGCATCGATGGCCTACCAGATGTCACAAGCATCTAAACAGAGGAAACTAGCGGAGGCCGCAGCTGACGCACGGAAGGGCTTTGAGGCTGTTTCAGAAGGATTATCGACGCCCCTCCCTATCGTGTATGGACGTGCAAAAGTAGGCGGGCAACGTGTTTGGTTGAACACAACTTCAAAATTGAAGTTAGGCGTAACTAACGCTAATACCGTAATATCAACTTTCAATGAATTGACAGAACAATCATCTGTTGAGGCGAGTTTTACCCATCCTGGTACTGCGGCGTTTCGAGTCACATTTGATGCTACTGTCTTGGCTGCGTTAGGAACAGCTGTATTGACAAATAACACAGTTGCCTTCTATAGAGATGTATCGGTTACGACTGGTTTGCTTGGCAGTGGTAGTGAGGAGACTCACATTGAACGCCAAGGCTTGCCGAGTAATTGGACTATCACCGTAACTAATCTAGACTCGACCGGTTTTAATGTAACAATTAGCACCCCAGACAGCATGGACTTAACCAGTGCTATCTTCTTCTACAAATTGCCATTCGTCAAGAATGTAGTCGAATTGCCAGGCGAGAAAAATGAATTCCTTATAATGCAGCAGGCCCTCTGCCAAGCACCAATTCATCAAGTCTACGATATTATGATGGATGATCAGCGTTTTATTGATGACGCCGATATGTCTGATAGTAAACAATCACTGCTACTGAACGGGACCGTACAGTGCGGGATTCGAGCGGAGTGCTTTCTAAATGGTGGTGCAGCACACTCAAACACAACCCTGAACTTTATTGATCGTAAGGACGCTAAATTTACTAAGGTTGCGAGTGCAAGTGTTTTTGTAAAATTGAATAGAAATAGCCCGGCATTTAACGATATTCCGATTATCACCTTCTTTATCGAAGGTCGCACTATGAAGACGCTAAGTAAAACTGGTGATGTTGTTTCGCTTTCATCAGGCTTGACTTACAGTAATAATCCTGCACTATGTTTGCTAGATTACTTGATGGATTCCACTTGTGGTAAGGCACTAGACATTAGCGAACTCGATTTGAACTCCTTCTACGATGCATCATTGGTATGTGCACGCATTGTACAAACAGGTGTATATGCCGGAGGTAAGGTCTGGCAGCCTACAAACAAGTCGCGCACTATTACTACCAGAGATTTGCCATTGTATGAATGTAACATCATTATTGATGTTACCAAGCCGGTAAGAGCAAATGTTGAATCAATCCTGTCTACGATGGGTGATGCCAGATTGGTATGGTCTGGCGGCAAGTACAAACTGAAATTACAGTATCCTGGAGGTAACCCATGAGTTTAATAAGGAGTTTCTTAGATAGATCACTTGGCGTAGGAGCTATAACCGGCGTCACTGCGACCGGTCTCTCTAATACTAATCTAATAGTAGACGCCGAATTTACTGATGAAGACTTGGTTAGTGGAAGTGCAATTGATATCATATGGCCTGGCGTTGATACAAGATACAACAGCTGCACCGTCAAATACAGCAATGAGTCTGAGAACTTTAAAGAAGACTCTGCTACATGGCCGCCGAAAACGAATACTCCTTATATTAAAGGAGTTAATGGTGTAAATTACACTGTTGTATCTGGATGGGATAATCGAAGCGAATGGAACAATTTTCTAAATCAATTCGCCGTGTGGAAGGGTGCCGAGACTACAACAACACTTATTTGGAAGATCAGACCCACTGTTACCGGGGCTTACAATCTAAAGTATGCCCTTGATGATAACGGGACCCTTACGCTCAATGGCTCCTCTTTTAGTTCCACGGGACAGATAAATGTAAACACTGGCACTGTAGAACTAACTGCGAATACTGTTTATGCTATTGAGGTTACAGCTCAGGATAACAGTGGACTCAGGGGTGTCGCAGGTACTTTAACAGGCCCGGACGGTGTTGAACTTTGGAATTCTAGAAATATATCCTACTCCGATCTGATCCTAGTTACGCCCTCGAGAGAGGTGTACGATGCGATGCTACTGGAGGATAATGGTGTAGAGCTAGAGACAGATCTTTATGCAGAAGGTGCAGTAGACTATTATCATGCTCTTGCCAAGGCCGAGGAGTTGGTTCGTACGAGTCGTAGCGCATTTTCGATTAGCTTCGATTACATAATTAAGGACCGCTTTCTCGAGCCAGGTGACTTCGTAAAACTAACCAGTAGTCAACTATCTATTGGCATTACGACACCTCTGTACATTCGTGTAAATGAAGTGCAGATGAATGATAGTCTTACTGCTACTCTTAAAGGCACCCGTTTTGATTGGACTCAGCTGGCCTGGAACGTAAAAGATGACGACAATCCTAAGCCGCCTAATCAATACAACTTTGAGGTATTGCCACCAACTGGCTTTAGATACTCAGCGGAAGGTGGACAATATAACGGAAGTGTGGGTCGGTTAGAGTGGAATAATGTTGCAGATAGCGCTGTAAACAATTATGTGTTATACGTAGCTGCGCAGGGTGTGTACGACGAACATGGATTGCCATCCTTCCAGGAGCTTGGGCGTGCTTCACTAGCACCATTCTTGCTGTCTGCAATGGACACCGGTACTTACTTCTTCGGTATTCGGTCATGTACGACAGGTGGTAGACTTTCCACGATGGTGATCATCGAAACATTGGTTACTGCTGTTGCGTCCCCTGCTGAATTGTTGACAGTTGCAGCTACTGGTAATACACTCAGTTTCACAGGCCTTGACGAGCCAATTCCACCTAACGCTAGTATCACTTTCACTGCACAGTTAGTGAATATGACTGGCACTGTTGATTGGACTATTACAGCGTATGATGCTGCTACAGGCGCGTTGCAAGATCCCACGCCATTGACGACAGTAAATGGAAATACAGCTACCTTGTCAGGCACTGACTTTGTTACCGATCCAGATACCCAATTTGTTATTGTCAAGGCTGACTTCGTTAGTCCCGTCAGCGGTGTTACACACTCTGCATGGGCGCGTGTCGTAAAGATTACTGATGGCCAAGCAGCAATTATCAGTGTCATCCTTCCACAATCTGTGGTATTGGCTTCCGACGAATTCGGAGTAGTGACAGATTGGACTCCGGCTACAGGCCAGTTTTATATTCTGGTGGGAAATGATCAACAGACAGAGAACATCGCATATAGTGTAGCAACTGGTGGTAATACCGATGCGTTGCCTATGTTGCTAGATGAAAATACTGGAGTATTTAGCATTACCGGGCCGGGAAATTGGTCCAATGCCTCGCTTACGACGAAAGTAGTGTTCAGAGCTACACACGTCCCGACAGGGCTTTATCGTGATGTTCCTTTCGGTATTACAAAGGCGAGGGCAGGTGCTTCGGCTAAGAGTCTGACTATTTCGCAATCTGGAAATACACTGAGCTATACTAGTGATAATATCCCTGTGCCGGCGGCTGACACTATTACGTTCACCGCTAATAGAAATAACATAGAGGGGTCAGTTGTCTGGACGGCTATTGGTTATGATTCAGGTGGCGCTAATCAGGGTGCTGTAGCACTTACTGTTGATCCACAGGATCAGAATAAAAGTTGTACACTGTCTAGCGATCAATTCATCGCAGATACTGGTACACAGTTCGTTGTTGTGGTAGCCACGATTGATACCTATTCTGCAAGCGCACGTGTTGTTAAGATTACAGATGGACAAGCAGCAATTATCACTGTTATCCTTCCTCAGGTAATTACGGTACCCTCCAACAGTGCCGGTGTAGTTTCAGATTGGTCAGGTGCTACTGGTCAATATTATGTGCTAATTGGAAACGATATCCAGACGCAAGGTATTACCTATTCAGTTTTAACTAATACGAGTGGTATTGCAGTTGATCTTGAGACAACAGGTGCTTTTACTCTTAGCGCTGGAACCTGGGCAGATAGCTCGCTTAATGCTACTATAACATTTAGAGCAACCCATATAAGTGGTGCTTATAGAGATATCACACTAGCGGTGGCGAAAGTACCAGCGGGCATAGATGCGCAGAGCTTTATGGTGGTGGCTAATGGAAATACGATGAGCTTCACAAGCTCAGGTGTCGCATATCCTGGTCCCCAGACACTATCCTTCACAGTCATTCGTACACATTTACCTAATACAGGTTCCGTTGTTTGGACAGCTAGTGCATATGATACTTCCGGGAATCCGCGAGGCTCTATTGTATTAGATGGCATAGGCGATACCGCTACACTTAGTAGTGATGATTTCGCTGCAGCTCTTGTAGTTTATCCTGATATCCAATTCGTGGTCGTTGTTGCAACACAGAACGGGTACTCAGCTAATGCAAGGTTTGTCAAGATTACAGACGGACAAGAACCTGTTCTAACTGTTATTGTGCCGCAAAGTGTAGTGGTTCCTGCTACTGCAGATGGTGTAGTTACTAGCTTGGCAGCGGCAGCGGGTCGATATTATGTGCTAATTGGAAATACATTTCAGGCGTCTGGTATCCATTATTCGATTTCTACCGAATTAGGTAGTAACCCTGACAATCTTGAGTATTTTCTAGATGAGGATACCGGTGAGTTTCATGTAACAAGTGTTGGTAACTGGGCTAATAATGATAATAACACATCATTGACGTTTAGGGCCACTCATATTCAAAGTACTGCATATCGTGACGTCATGTTCATGATTACTAAGTCACTTGCCGGAGCTACAGGCCCTACAGGAAGTGTTGGTGCTACAGGCCCTGCAGGCGCCTCTGCCACTCTCACGTACTTATTTGCAGATGCAGCTGTATTTGTAAAAGAAGCCGCAGATGCAGGCACTACAGGTGCATACAGCTCTATTACAGTGACAGGTAAACGTACTATAGGCGGAACCACTAGTGATTATGGTTATCTGACATATAAGTATGATAATGGTGTTGAATCTGCTAGATTCGCGAATACATTAACAATCTCACCAGGTTCGAGCAGCGGTATCGACGATTGTACCGTAAAGTTATACGATGCATCCTCTGGTGGAAATTTACTCGATACTGAGATATACTCTGTAGTCTATAAAGGTACGCCTGGTGCACCTGGCGCTTCTGCAATATCAGTAAACCTTACCAATGACTCACATACAATCCCAACAGATAGTGCAGGAAACAATGGTGTCTATACAGGTTCTGGAACAGAGATACATGTGTACGAAGGTGGCACAGAGTTAACATACGATGGTGTTGGAACTTCTAATGGTACGTGGAAGATAACTGTTGGTACTGGTACTGGAATTACAAGCAGTAATAGCGTGACTGACTCTGGCTTATTTGCAACAGTAGGTGTACATTCAGCCATCACAGCTGCTACAGCCAGTGTCGTATACACAATTACAGGTAAGAAGGCAGACTCTACAAGCTTTACAGTAACAAAGACACAGACATTTAGTAGAGCATTATCTGGCGCTACAGGGCCTACAGGCTCTTTAGGTGCCACAGGTCCAACTGGATCAGCTGGTGCTACAGGACCCGCTGGTGCTACAGGAGCTACTGGCGGAGCAGGGGGTACAGGTCCTACAGGTGTAGCTGCTATTACTGTGGCGATATCAACCCCTGCGTTCGTTGTGCGGGCGGATGGCATGGGTTCTGCGCCGTCAGAAAGCTATGCCGGCTCGGGTACTACTATATCTGTCAGAGAAGGAAATACACCGCTCACATTCAAAGGCTCATTTAGTGGTAACTCTCAGTTCAAGATCGAAACACCTATAATATCCACAGGAAACACATCAATAACCGTTGGAGCAAGGACAGGAGTAGACTCTGAATCAGCAATCGTAGCCAATCACTCAGGGATGGATAACGCCGTAAAAGCTTTGGTCATTACGTACCCGATAACATATAAGCGATCGACGGGAGTAGAGGAAACCATTAGCATAAGTCAGTCCATTACTAAAGTGGATAGCAGTGTAAGAACAGCAATCGTCACTCTATACAAATGGGCGATCTCTGCTCCACTTCACCCTAGCGGAACTTTCGCGTATACATGGACCACTGGCGGCTTCACATTGCCTACAGGAAATACTGGCGGGTGGGCTGCAACGCCTGGTGCTTCGAGTCCTGGATACAATCTATATTCTGTGACGCAAGTAATTGTGGATTATGGCAGTGACATAACGACGACTGGAATTAGTTGGACAAATACATCAATAGGTGTGGCTGGTTTTGCAGGGGCAGATGGTGGTCCCGGCGCACCTGGATCTCCTGGTACACCAGGTACTCCCGGAACTCCTGGAGCACGTGGAAGTGTTACCAGATATCAGACTGCTACGGTTAACTGGGATGGTGGTGCCAATTACACAAATACAGGTGTGTATACTATTGTAAGTCTATTCCCAAGCAGTACATTGGTGGCAGGTGACTATGTAACAATAAAAGGACCTACAGCTGTACTTACAAAGTACTACAATGGCAGTGCCTGGGTGAATCCGGGTCAATTTATTGACGGAAACCTGTTTGTTGCAGGAACAATAACGGCTGATAAGATTGATACTCGTGGTTTGTCTATTAAAGACAATAATGGAACAGTATTGCTCCAGTCTGGATTATCCTTCATAGGAGGAGAGAGTCTACTTGACATCAATAATCAGACGCATAGTGATGCTAACTCATGGGGTGGCCCACCGATATATTTGAAGCATCCGACACTGCCTCCTAATCAACAGACGTACAATACAGGAGACATCCTAACTATGTCTGCTGATATAGCCGTATCATCAGATGTAGTAAACATACGGAAAGCACGTTTGTATATCATAGCGTCACCGAATGGTAGTGCGTGGTCAGTAGCTTCTTATATTGAGGCTGTTTCATCTGCCAGTAGTCGACTCGCCTGCAATATTACTCTTCCGGCGGACGCTACATATATAATGATTCAGCTTCATCTCACAACCAATGCTGGTGGAGATCCAGGTGCTGGAAACCGTATTGGTACTGCGGCAGCCAGCAATATAATGGTTGAGCGCGGCCTAGTATCTACAAGTTACAAGAAAGCCGCAGTATCTACCTTTAATAAAATTACGGCTGCAAATACGTCTACATACATATCCGTGCTGGATGCTGGTGTTATTACAACCGGGTCATTGTCAGCTAAGCGTATTGATAGCGGTGATAATAACGTAGCTGCAGGTACTAGATTTGCCTTAAATACAGCGCTAACATTGCCCGTCGGCGCTGTCAATGTCGCCGGCGGATTTAGCTCATCTGCATTATCGTTCTCCTTGGCAGGTATTAATACACATGGAACAGAGGGATACGGTGTTGTAGCTATCAAATCCTCTGACTCTAATCTGGGGGCGGCATTCGCAAGTTGGGGTGGTTGGAATAAACAAATAGCAGGTGCTAGAGTTATAAAATCCTCTGCTACAATAAATACAGATTCTACCGGAGCCACCTTTGGTTTGCATGATGGAACAGTTGCCAATAATTACAAGACAAAAGTAACACTAGCTGAGGCTACGACTGGTGCAAGGATAGACACATATAGTGGCGCATCGATAGCTAAGAGTACCTGGTTACAATATCTTAATAGCAGTATCACCTGGGGTCTATACTCAGATTCACCTATTAAAATTACAGACACTACCGCCAGTACTACAACGGGCACAGGTGCGCTGGTTATAGGAGGTGGAGCCGGAATAGCTGGTAATCTCAATGTAGGCGGTAATCTAGCAGTAACAGGTACATTTACACCTGCTAGTATGTCATTGTCTTCTACCACAAACTCAACATCGCAATCGACAGGCGCGTTATCAGTGGCCGGTGGTGTGGGGATTGCAAAGGACGTGTATATAGGACCGGAGGTTGCTAGCTCTATCTTCACTAAAATGAAAACTACGCTTACATCAGGTAATGCTAGTTTCGAAAGCAGAAGTGTCGATGCAAACGGACTCGCGCATATCCTCGTTAAATTAGGTCTCTACGACAGCACACTCTCAGGTCTATATGTACAAAGCATCGATCGTGTGGGAAGTGCTGGAAATACAGATACGTCCTATAATACACTGCAGAGTGGTGTGTGGTACGCACTCTACAATACAGCAGCTGGTCGAATAAAGCTAACAGGTAACTCATCCGGTACTACAGTGATAGAAGTAGGTGGAAGTATAACTGCTACTGGTACTATAACACCGTTTACTGGTTCGCATGATGGCTTCACAGGAGACACTCCCGAGATAGGCGACATTGTAGTAGACGACATTTGTCTGTTGCACAAGGATGTCTACAATACTGTATTTAAGGTAGAGATGTCCTCGCTTGCAAATCAGAAAGCAGTAGTGGGTGTATGTGCTAATATATCCGTAGAGCGCCCCAATCGTTTCGCAGATGGTGAAGAATTCTTTATAGATCCGTTAGATTTAGATGGATTGAACTATATCGTCTTCAACTCCGTAGGCGAAGGCCAAGTAAACGTCTGTGGTGAGAATGGCAACATTGAGAAAGGTGACCTAATAGTAACCAGCTCAATCCCGGGTAAAGGCATGCGTCAATCGGATGATATTGTTCGCTCCTATACTGTAGCTAAAGCTCGTGAATCGGTAACATTCACCGATCCGTCTGAAGTGAAAATGATTGCCTGCATTTATATGTGTGGTTAATATGCTAGTATCCAAGATAAGAACCAAAGAGGATATCCGTACATGCATTGATATGTATTATGAGATTGCTGATCTTTCATTCGTCAATATTGATAAGGAATTCGCCTATGCGAATTTATTGACATTTGTGAAAACAAATCGTTTCGTAAGGATCCTCTTAGATGATTCTGGCTCGATAATAGCCTGGATATACGCTCAACCTACACAGCCGCCACACAGTCCAGAAGTGATGCTACAACAAATGTATTATGCATCAAATAAGGAAGGTGTGATGGCTGTCAGGTGCATTAAGATACTGCACGACGCAATGGTTGAAGAGGCCAGGCGTCTTGGAATAAGCCTAGTAGTATCTCAAGGTTCTCATCAAGACATTTCATTTGTCTTTACCAGAATTCTTGAGAAACATGGCTGGACAAGGATGGGATATGCAGCTCAATTGAGACTGGCCCGCCCTAGTGTAGGACGTCCTTTAGCTCGAACTCCTTTTACGCGTGGATAACAAAGGTATCCTCGGAGTTAAAGTAATAACTAGAAAGATGGAGTATGCACAATGAGATAGACGACGATGAGACAAGTCTGTTACACAAAGGTCATGCCGAAATATTGAATAATCATAACAAACGGCTGGCTAGACTAGAGGAGGCGCACAAGGATATTCTTTCTGCGTTTCCTATTGTCGATGGTGAAACCGATCTTGACAATCACCGAATCCACCATGAGGACCTTATTACGAAAGCAACCAAACGTACCAAACTCTGGGATGATGTGAAAAAGCAAATCCTGACCAGCGGGCTTTGGATAACTATCATCTGGTTTGGATCGTCCGGCTGGGAGTTTGTCAAATTCAAACTGGGGATAAAATGAACGATATATTCAAAGGTGTAATCACAGGAGTACTTCCGATCTTGATTGCCGTGTTTTCTTTGTTTGTTTTTAAACAAGTAGACACGCGATATTTTCCAGTAATCACAGAATTCAACGTGACGGAAACAAAGATTCAGGGTAATCTCATGCTAGCCTCGGGCACTATGCTCAAGAGTCGTGATTGTGAATTGGTTCAGGTGGTCGCGTATAACAGTCACATGGAACTAATTCCAATTACTTTTATAGAGAATCCCGGCGAAGAAGCAACTACGCGCGAAGTGGGCTTCCAATTGTGGGGACCGATAGGTTTTCCGCGTAAGACTCCTGGTGCAGTCACATTGTATTCTCGACATAAATGTAACCCGCTCTGGCAGACACGACAGCAGTTGGTAAGGGTTACGATACTGTAATTGAAAGGAATTACAAATGCGAACATCAATACAGGGAAAATCGAAACTAAAGAGCTTCGAGGGATTCAGGCAATACGCCTATCCAGATCCTGCTAGTGCATTATATAGAGCATTCCCTAGCAAGAAATGGGGCTTCACTCCTGCTAAGAACATAAAGATTCCAGAATCCTGTGAGAATCTATCTGGTCATCCATGGACAGTGGGGTATGGCTTTACAAAAGGAATTACGCCAGATACCATCATGTCTGTGATGGAAGCAGACGTTAGACTAGCTGAGGAATTGGTAGAATACGAAGAGGAAGTACTCTCTGCCTGCACAGTACGTCCAACACAAAATCAGTTCGATGCAATGGTATGTCTGGCCTGGAATATAGGATGGCCAAGATTTAAGACATCCACAGTGATTAAGGCCCACAATCGTGGTGATTTCCTTAGTGCATCTCGTGCATTTGGTTTGTGGAACATGGCAAATGGAAGGGTTGATAAAGGCTTGACCAGTAGGCGTGCTGCAGAGAGTGTACTTTATCTGAAACCGGAACCGAGTATGGCACGTCGAGTTGCTGAGTCTGTTGTCCCCAGTGCTGAAGCTTCGGAAGTTCCAGGTATAATTGAGATGCCACAAACTGTTGATTCCGAGTCAACGATGGCCCAGAGTCCTATCAATCGCACTGCTGTTATAGCGGGTGGAACTACTGCAATCGCAGCGGTAACCGAAACAGTAAACACCGTGTCCAGTCTGAAGTATGGCATTGATTCACTCGGCCAGTGGCTTGTTCCTGTCTTGCTGATTGCTGCAGTAGGGATGATCGGCTATATCATCTGGCATCGATTTAATCAACGCAAACAGGGGTGGGTATGATTCCATTCTTAGCACCGATTGTAGCACGAATAGTCCCTTATAAGGCGATCATCATCGCTGGGGTAATAGCTGTTGCACTAGTTGGCGTATCCTGGAAGTCGTATGACCTTGGTAAGGACTCTGTCACAGCGGAGTGGAACAAGGATAAGCTAAGAATTGCCGAAGAGGAAAAAGCTATTCTTGCGTACTCGATCAAAGAGAGTAAGGTCCTTCAATCGCATAGTGACAGAATCCAAGGAGAGAAAGATGCACGTATCAAAGCTATTAATGCTAGGCTTAGTGACAGTCTTAGCCGGTTGCAAAACCGCCCCAGTAGAGGTATATCAGCCGCAGATAGTAGTACCGCCTCTGAATCAGTCAAAGGCTGTACTGGAGCCAACCTTCTCAGAGAGGATGCGGAGTTTCTTACAAGGGACTCTGCCAGGTCCGATCGAATAAACGTCCTGCTGCTTGAGTGTCAAGACAAGTATAACGATGTTCGTGATCGAATTAATAATCCTGCAAAGTGAAAGACCCCCTGTGATTCTTACCAAAGAACACGGGGGTTTTTATTGCGGGAAATCGGTCATCTTATATGGAAACGAAATAAACAAGGCAACAGCTGCGTAAGTAGTCTCCGTGGAGTAAAGTGTTATGAACACAACGAAAGAACGACTCACTCTGGACATGACCGTGATGGAAGCGGTTTTGGCAATTGCTGGCGGTAATCCTGGCGCAATCAACGTTTGCATGGGTGGCATGCGCGCATATGAAGCTTGTGACCCGGACTCGGCCCTTAAGGGCCTGTCACTTCTGATGAGTCTTGACAACCACCGGATTTACGAATCTAAGGTCTGGGTCCTGTACAAAGATGTATGTGGACAATCGTTTCTGACAATGTTCGCGGTCTTACGCGCAGCACAGCTAGGCCTCATCCAGTACGACTCTGTGAAGACTGCCGTGGACAACGCGGACATGTACAAACCACATGGTCTGGATCTGGAGAAGATCATCGCGGATGTGAAGGCCAAATTGCCACGGTTTGGTGTGGATTTTCATGAGTGAACGTCTAGATAAGTCAGAGTATCTTAATGCTCTGATGGTTGGTCGTATCTATGATGTACGTCTTCTTGATGTATGTTTCAAGTACTGGCATTCAGGAATTCCATTGTCGAAAGCTAGGGAATACCTAAATACATACGAGAATAAACTCACAGACAAGGCCAACAGACGTCTAAAACGTCGCGGTGAGATGCCACATGCTTATCCACGCAAAAAGTCCTGAAGACCTGTATCAGTTTGGCGACAAGCAATCGCTGACTAAGCAGTTCAGGCAACTCTCCTCTATTCACCATCCGGATAAGGGTGGTGAAGTGGCTAACTTCCAAATAGTGAAGAAGCTGTACGACGAAGCCGTTACGAAAGTAACTGGTGGATATCCGTGGGATAATTCGAAGCACGTTACCTGGCAAGGTAGCGTAGCAAAGATGCGTCTCAATTACACATTGAAATGCCGCAACGAGTTAGGCATGGAGTACATATGCGACACACGTGTATTGTATTCGATGGCGGATGGAGATGCTGACTTAATTGGCAATGCTACACGCATGCTGAAGATGGCACACGGCAACCTTGGTCCGAACGAGAAGTTGAAGCACGTCAACTCCTTGATCGTTCCGGGAATCGCTGACTATGCTGCCTCAGAGAAGCATCCAAATATTTTGATTGGAAAGAAATCTAACGAAGTACCGTTGCGTGCAGTGCTTGACACATATGGAGCCATTCCGGAAGTCCACATCGTTTGGATGATTGGACGGATGATGCACCTCCTTTGTTATTTAGAGTGGGCAGGGATTGTTCATGGGAACATTTCAACGAGTGCACTCTACGTAAACTTGGCGAACCACTCCCTACATCTGTATGGAGGATGGTGGTATAGTGCTTTGAAAGATGAGAAGTTCAAGGCACTCCCAGCACGTACTATGAAGTACATAGCTGCACCCTACAGGGCGGAAATCCGTCTGGACTGGGCATTGGCCCGACAAACGATTGTCGAGCTGCTTGGTCATCAGTCACCAACGGAGCTGAGGATGCATAAGGGCTTAAGGCCTGAGCTTATCAGCTTCTTGGTGAATCCCTGGTCTGCGAAGTCTGCATTGGCTTTGTATGAACAGTGGGATAAAGTGCGTGAGTCATATGGCCCGCGCAAATTCGTGGAATTTAAGGCAATATTGCCGTTGAAATTTAATGACGTACGCGTCTAAAGGAAACATCATGGGTGGAACAAGCTATAGCCGCGACAGTGCAACTCGCTCCGATTGGGGTACACGCGCTGCGCGAGATGCGACGAAGTCAGTTGATGCCATTTATACAGCACGGGCTGTTGACAAGGCCAATGATCCAAAGTTCATCTCTGTGCGCGAAGCACGGGATTCGGATGTCAACCCGGTCACCGTCCCAGTCTTCGTTGGGGTGGATGGAACAGGTTCGATGGGCAGTCTCTCCGGCATTGTTGCCAAGAAGGTGGGATTGATCTTCCAGGAATTGATCGACAAAGCCGTGGTACCAGGCCCGCAGGTCTCTGTCGCGCTTTATCGCGACGTAATCTCAGACTATTCGGCACAGTATCAGTGGACTCAATTCGAGTCTGATCCGGTGACTCTGATGAATCAAGTCGAGAAGTTCTACGCTGTTGGCAGCGGCGGCGGCTCGAATGACAGTGAGAGTAATGGCCTAGTGTGGTACAGTGCCATGACCAAGGTAGTGGCCGACCATATTGTCAAGAGGGGAAAGAAAGGATATCTCTTTACCATTGGTGACGAGGAAGTACCTCCCGATCTGCGTCCACGTGACATTGAAACTGCCTTCGGTGAAACTCCACAGGTTGTCCCAACCAATGTGGAAATGATCAAGGCTCTCCAGAAAGATTGGCATGTGTTCCATATCATGGTTGCTCAGGGCAGCCACATGCGTTCGGCTCGTCAGTCCGTCACCGACTCTTGGGAAAAGTTGTTGGGTCAAAACGCCCTTCTGCTTGAACACACCGACTCCATGTTGGAAGTGATCGTCAGCACTATCCGTATCCTGGAAGGTGAAAGTGTTGATGTAGTCGTGGCCAGCTGGTCTGGTGATACGGCGGTTGCAGTGCAGACCGCGACACGAAATCTCGTGTCCGGTAAGGCAGCATCTTCGGATGCAGTTGTTCGGCTGTAATAGGTCATAACCCTGGTGGCCCTTCGGGGCTGCCTTTCAAGGAGTTGCTCATGGAGCACATTGCAATTATCGGAGCAGGTCATGGTGATGAAGGTAAAGGTCTATTTGTAGACTATTTCGCCTCATCCCACAAGTATAGTACAGTTGTACGATTCTGTGGTGGTCCACAAGCTGGACACACAGTTGAATTGCTGACCGGGGAGAGATTCACCTTTTCTCAGCTTGGATCTGGAACTCTGCGTGGAATGGATACGCATTTGTCTCGTTTCATGTTGATTAATCCGATCTACTTTATGCGCGAGTATAAAAAGCTCGTCATGGAATTCGGTATCAGGCCCAGAATTACAATGGATCCTCAGTGTGAGATCATCACACCATGGGATGTGTATCGTAACCAGAGTATCGAAAAACGTCGTCGTGAAAATAATCATGGCAGCGTTGGTCATGGTATCTTTGAAGCTACCAAACGTTCCTATGAGATGTCTATGACAGTGGAACGACTACAGTTTATTTCGAGTGCTGAACTTACAGTTGCTCTGCGTGGTATAGCTCAATTTCATAACCTTCCATTCACGCCGAGTGATGCAGATCAGTTCATGGAGGCACTAATGGAAATGTTTGATATCATTAGTATCAGACGGGACTGTAAAATCCTCAGAGATCCCTGTATATTTGAAGGCTCGCAAGGTCTTCTTCTGGACAAGGACTCAGG